TCGTAGTCATTTTTTTATACCTTGTCGGGTTTTGGACGAGAAAAATAATTGATTTTTTTTCTAAAAAATGAAAAAAAAACAAGATGGCAAACCATAACTTCGAAGACATCCAAAAACTACTCAATGACAAAAAAATGTCCAACAAACTACTTGACTTTACGGATTTGACGCTTACCGATGACGATAAGGCGGAGTTCAATATCCTACCGGACATCACTCAATGTGTTGTAGATTCTAAGTTGGGAGCGAGGTGGAAGTATCGCACCGATGAGTATCACTACATTGAAAGTATTCTTGATAGTATTATGGCTGGTGAAGACTTGTGTGAATACGAGACCTACCTAAATTATCACGAAAATATCGCGGGAGGTGAATGGGAGAAATACGAATGTGATGGCGAGGAATGGGAAAGGCGTTATCAAGAATGGCAAGATGTCCAAGACGAACTATACGCAACGTGGGATTATAAGAAAACACTTATGAAGGAGATTAGGTATAAACGCATACAAAATGCGGTCAATGTTATCGGGGATGCGTGGTTGAGAGCGAAATGGTCGCCAAGAACTAAAATCGGTAGAAAACATATGAATGACTTGTATGATGACAACGGATTGGAGTAGATTGGTTAGATGTGTATATTTGATGTAGTTATTTTTATTTTATATCGTTATACAGGGATATAAAATTATTTTGATTTTGATTTAGATTTAGATTTACTTTTTTTTACAAGTAAATCTTTATCATATTTTCGTGCTCCCCCTCCCATAACCGCGGAGTAAACACGAGAGTATGCCCATTGCTCAGGACTCTTTACATTTGGTCTGACTGATTGTGGGTTGGTCTTGTATGCCCCTACACCCTTGTCAAATACCTTTTTTAAACCGCTCAATTTTAGCCCTGTCTTGTCGGATATATCTTTCAGGGAATTGCTTTTATCTTTTGGCTGGTTGTATTTCTTATTAAATTTCTGTTTGTATGTCTCTACCATTTTTATTAATAGATATTAATAATAATGAATTAATTTGATGATCCTACAACTGTCGCTACTACTCCGGCGTAAGTAGTTGAGCCTGATGTGTTCTTTAGGCGAAGGTGGATTAAACCGTGTAGTTTAAGATCAGTTAGGTATCCGAACCGACTACCCCCGTCGGTAGTTGGATAAATTGACCCTATTGAATAAAACGCGGAGTTATCAACACTTACCTCAACACTATATCCATCTGACGATCCTGTAGAGGTATCCTCAAGAAGAACGGTTGCTGATGAAATGTCGCTTACATCAACTGCTGATGTAGTTGAGCCGTTGGATAACGATGCGTTATTGGAAATATTTCCCTGTGAACCGTGATTTGTTGATGCTGACTGGGTGACTTTAACATCACCGCTTGTCGTCACTCGCATTGGCTCAGCATTATTTGAAGCATCTTTTGCCATAACAAGAACACCTTTTGAGGCTCCCGCAATGGCATCGCCATCTTGGAAATGAGTCTCAGCAAGAGTTGCTTCTGAGGAGGCACCCGATGGTAATGCTGAAGAACTCACTACAACAGCACCCGTATTACACACGGTGACTTTACCATCGAGAGATGTGGTATCTCCGGCGACAGTTGATAGAGTTGCTTCTGTGGAAGCACCTGATGGTAATGCTGAAGAACTCACTACAACAGCACCGGTATTACACGCGGTGATTTTTCCGTCAATGGATGTAGTATCTCCAGCGACAGTTGACAGAGTTGCTTCTGTGGAAGCACCTGATGGTAATGCTGAAGAGGAGACTACGACAGCACCTGTATTACAGGCTGTAATTTTTCCGTCAATGGATGTGGTATCACCCTCAATAGTTGAGAGAGAACCAATCATAGTTGTTTGATTACTCGCGGAAGCATCACCTCCGCCTGACATTGACACGACGTCGACTTGGAGATGACCTGCTGAATCTACAAGAAGATGTTTTTCAGTCGTGCTATCTGCGATTGAAGTTCTTCCTGCCATATGGGGATGGGTGGTGGCTGGTGAGAGGAGAGCATCTTGGAATTGTCCGTAGGTTGAAGATGGCATTTTTTATTAGGTTTTTTTTTTGATAAATTTTTTATTGTTTGGGAATTATTTACGTTTTTGTAGTTTGGGTTTTTTTGAAAGTCCATTTTTAGTTAAAGATTTTCTCATACTTTTTCCTAATAATTCATAACATATTAACTCTTTCTTATAACATTCATTTGCTATCTCTTTTTGTAATTTATTCCAATTTTTTTTGTCCCCTCGGGGTAAAGCATCACCTGACCAATATTTGATTGATTCTATAATCCTTGGTAAATCATCTTCCGTAGGTTCCCAATTATTCCATTCACCCCAAGACATCTTACCATTGACTACCTCATAATCCTCGTGTTCGTATTTTTGTATGCCCCTGTCAATTATTTCCTCTACTAATTTTTCTGTATTCATTTTTAGTAATTATTTATATATTAAAATCAAATATATATAAAAGATGTCATCCAAGTATGTGATGTTAGAATGTAATAGATTAAGAAGTAAAACCGCCGAGGCGTCAACGCCTTTAACTGATGATGATTTCAAAAATAGATGGACTAATGTGGTGTCAAGTTCTGGTATTAGAATTAACACGGGAGATGTCATAAATGTTCAGCAATCAATCATCAATACCATCGGGGCAAGTGATGAGGTAATTGAGTTTACAGGGGATCCAAATGATGATGGATTTGTTGATAATAAAACACAATTGACCCTCTCATATTATGTCAATCACACTGGTCGTAATACATTTGCCCTACCCTCGTTATTTCACAAGTGCTATAATGGTGTTGGATCTACTCTAAATCCAACGTTGAGTAATTTACACCCTACAACAAATGTGGTCACAGTTCAAACCAAAAATGACGCAACGGGTTTTCAACTTCAAGTTATGCTGGCGAGTAGGAGTTTAGGAGAAATGCTTTTTGCTCCCTTAAAAAATGTCGGAACTAATCCTCCCGTTTTTGATGGTGGTGCTCTTACAAATACTGATAGATTCAATGGATTATATTATCCTTGGTATTTTAATGCTAACTATCTTTTCAGATTATCAGTAGAACAAACAGGTGTTGGTATTAGTGAGACTACAGGGTATTTTCCTAATCAAATTTATCCTGTTCAGAAATCAAAATCTGGACTTCAATATTTAGCCCAAAATATAACTGGAGGTGATGTAGGGAGCACTACATTTCAATGTGATTACGTCCCCCAAGTTTTTGCTCTACCTACTGACCCTACTGGTTATCGAGTCACTGATCCTACAACAAATACAGTCTACGGGATTATTCAAAGTATTACGGATGATTATGTTCGGTCTTCCATAACTTTAGTCTCCGCACTTACTGTCGATTTAAAGACTACTGGACAAAATGTATTACTCGTTCCATCCGCTCCGGCTGGTGTTAATGACACTGGGATTGCTACTGGAGTTCGGATTCGTGTTTTACAAACATCTGGAAGAGAGTCTGACCCTCCTAACGCGATTGAAAAATGGGAGATTGCTGAAATTGATGTTGATAGACCAAATGCCGTGAGAAAAGGTGATTTACTTATTCTTCCTTTTGACATAGGAGGACAGTCTCTCGGATTATCCGACGCTACGTGGGCTAAATTTAGAGTCAATACAACATTAGACCAAGCCGGATTTTGTTCCTCAAACGTAGAAGGTGTTGATGGTTCAAGAAATTATTTAACTAATGTTGGATATACAGGACTAACTAATTCTGACGAAGTTTATGTAGCCTCTATAACTGACGCATTAGATTTAGGCACTATAAACGATGTTTTGGACAAACGTAAAACAACTGTTGATCTTGAGATGAAGCCAAGTTTTAGCACTCCCGATAACGTTGGGACAATACTCACGGATCAAATGACTGCTCCTGAAAAATTATCATTAAGTAATCCAAAAGATGATTTTTTTAATCTAACATTTACTGATTATACATTTAAACAAACTCAACCTCGTGGTGTTCTTTTAGACCCCGTCTCTACCAACTTACCAAATCAAGCACGATTCCAAAGTAGTGTCAATATCAAACCTCAACCAAAAGAAGCCATCGTCACGACACCTACATACAAACCGATTACCGCAAATATGTATGGAAAAGGTATACCAAACGTGTCAATTGGTGGAGTGGAAAGAAATGGTGATCAAGCCTCTTGGGGTGGGTTGAGAAGAATGTTTTACTCATCAGTTGCTTACAAAGAGATGGATAGAGTCGTTGCCCTGAAAGATGCTTTTTACAATTTCAAATACCCTTTTGCTATTGATGGCGGAACGACAAATTTTGGTAGAGACATCTATCCAATGACCGCTGATGAAGAATATTTACGACAGGCTTCATCTGAGTTTATTTTTGGAGATTTTGGAAATGTCAATGCTGGTAGATTAGGACATCGTGTTTGTTGTCTTTCTAAATTTGATCACAATGGTGTTCAGGTCACGCTTCCTAAAAATTCTCTTATTATTACTAATATGAAATTTACAAGAAGTAATATTGAAAGGTTATCAAAAAATTTTAGAAAAATTGAAAGTTATCTTGGAGATTTATCTCAAAAAGTAGACACTACAAGTGCTGATTACAAACAAAGAGTGTCAGTTAATTTAGATATGGGTATGTATAGTGATGAAGAATCTACAAATGGTAGGCTACAAGTTTATACTGGTAATGTTGATCCTCCTCCCTCACAACAACGAATCCGTTATGGGACGACTTTTGAGGGAAGAATGGGTTTTATAACTGGTGCTTTCACGGAAGTAGACCGTGGCGGTGTTAATACTGGCTTTCAGAGAGATTTTGATAATCTTGCTAATGACACTCAACAATTATCAAGTATTTGGGTCAAATCAAGATGGCAAGAAGGGTTTACTTATGACAATACAAAATCAGGTATTGATGGTTATACTGGTGATTATATGTCAGACCCTGATGCTTTCATACAAAGACAAACAGATTCTGATTATTATGCTATTGAATATTATAAACAATCAATTTTAAATCAACCTGCTCATCCATCTTTCGATTTGAAATTACTTGCTTTAAGTGAAACCGACTTTACAACCCCCCTTGCTACATTATCAACATCTTCCGCTGAATTTGAACAACCTTTTGCCGTAGGACAAACTATTGTAGTCACGCAAGGAACTATTGGCGGAGCCGACGCTACTGGAAGAACCGCTGTTATAGAAGCCGTTGATATGAATCACACTCTTCCATCACTCGCAAAGGTTAGACAATTGACACTTGCTGGTGCTGGTCTTGGTCTTATAGGTTCTGGGGTTGTTGGACTTAGAGTTCAAATTGTCGCTAACGTCTCTCAAAGAGATTTTTTTACGGGAACGTGGTCAAGTGATGGTAATGATACCTTGACTGAACAAGATGCTTACAAATTATCTCGTGAGTTTGATGTAGCGTGTGTGCCAATGTTCCAACCGATTAATCAACAAGACAAAAAAACAAGCGGTTGGCGTAATGATGATAACGTGCCATTGATAGCATTCATTTCATCTTATGAATTAGGTGCGATGAATATTAATAATTTTGATTTTGTAAATCTTGGTTCTAATACTAATTTATGGCAACTGGATCAAATAAATTCGATTCAAGGTATACAACTTGGGCTTGACCCATCATTCACAAGGAATCCTGCGGTTGCGATTTCTAATACTCAGTATGGTAATTTAGATGATTTTGTAAGTAAAATTTCAACTAACGTTGATGCTCCAAAAAATGCGTTTGTCAATATGATGTATGTCGGTGCCGTCTCTCCTTCTATTGATTTCAATGGTGCTCTATCTCGGTTTGAAATTAGTGGTCTCAATACTCCATACACCGTGGGCAATGGTTTACCGACGGATATTCCTGATAATTTAATCGCAAATCCTACACCTGAACAACAAGTTTATGCGGTAAATGTCTCTGGTAGGATTTATCCCGCTCGTGCTAAACTGGTAGGTGCTATCGCCGGTGTCGCTACTGGGACACGCAATCCCGTTTATGATCAATTTACTTCAGTCCAAAAATATGGAACTATTATGGATAGTCAGAGTGGCGTTGCCATAGAAAGTATTGGGCTTTATGATATTTTCAATAATGTTAGTCAAATAACATCAAGTGATACTGATAAATTTTATAATACTTTATTGTTCAAATTAGGATTTGATTTAAATCAATTATTAATTGATATTGGAAATTCTCAAAATTTCTTCGTTAATAATATTATCTTTCAAGATATATTCACTTACGAAAAATCACTACAACAATTTATCAAACCGATGACTACCGGAGCATACATTAGCAGTGCTCAAATTCAAGCATTGAGTTTAAATTCACAATCGATGCCTTTATTTGATTTAGGAACTGAAACGTGTATTTTGGAAGCGACACCTGACGCTACACAGGGTAGTATAACTGCTTTCAGATTACCCCAAAAGTTAGACTACCCCTACTTAGTAATTTATAGTAGTATAACTGGTGGTAGTTGTGATACTCACTTTATTGGTGGTTCGGATTCACAATCCTTACTACCGGCTGTGGCTTACTTGACTCGTAATGAGAATAATGGCGACTTTTTCTACGGGTTGGAGAGTGATATTACCTTTACCGCGGTAAAAGACTTCACACTCACTGAAGTGGAAATTGATGTGCGTCGTCCCGATGGTAAAAAGCCAAGACTTAATCCTCACTCAGCAATAATCTTTAAGATTACAAAACCTCTCGCTGTTCCTAACCCTGAGTTAATTTTAGGTGGAAAACCGAATAAATAATTTCTATAATATTTTATATTATAAAAATGTCTGCTTATGCTGGTATAGTGTCTGATTACAATGATATGGTTCAAGGTCAAATAAACGAAGCACGTGGTGCTACCGAGGAAGGTATTTCCGACGGTCTTGCGAGGCAGTTAGAAAATATAAAAGAGAAAGCCGACGAATACACGGAAAAGTTCAGTGCCCTCGCTGAAGGTGGGATCGGTGAGATAGCAGGTTTACAGGGACTTAAATCAACTTATAAAGCCGTTCAAGATGCTCGTTCCAAATGGCAAAAATTTCGTGGTGATTCATCTACCGATGGAAGATATTTAGGAGGTCGTGATACCGCCGATGCGACGGCTGAACGCAATTCATTACCGGATGATGTATTGGGACGTGTCCGTAGGACATTACAAGGTGATGATGATTTAGGTGTCGGTCAGTTGGAACGAACTGGTATTACTACTTCCCGTCGTGGTGAGTTGAGGGCTCGTGCCGAAAGACAACGACTGGAACAAGTTGATGAACCCGATGTGTCTGACGTTCAAGCACAAATTGACGCACAACCTCCGGCTCAAGAAGTGACTATCGCTGGAGGGAGAGATGATCCGGTCAATATCACCGATGATCAACTTGATTCAATGGTCAGTCAAGCCCGTGATGATGTAAATGAAGGCGTTGGTGTTGGAGATGCTCCTACATCTTATAGTGTCCAAGGTATACAATACGGGAAGACGGGAAGCGGTGCCGATGTTAAACGTCCTCCCGTAAGCGAACCGGATAGTAGTCCGGCAAGTAATCCTACACTTGACTCAGAACCGCAAGTGTCAGTGTCTCAACCATTACCTTCTACCGAACCTATTCCTGTAAGTAAAATTGGTGTAAAAGCAAGTGCTGAAGAGTTCAGTGCCCGTGCCGATCAATCCGCACAAGCCATCGCATCAGTCCAACCTGATGATTTAAAATCGGTAGTTAGAGCGAAATACCAAGCGTTGAGTGATGAAGACAAACAAAATATAGCATCACAAGTAAGAAATGGTGAAATAAATGGAGATGATTTTCAAGCAATCAGCGATGGGATTGATAAACTACGACCATCAAGACCTCCTCCTGCTCTTGCCGAGGATAGCCCGCAGGTTCAACCATCAACCAATTTTCTTGGTGATATAGAACAAGCAGGTAGGTCAGCCGAGGCGTCGGTTCGTGGAACTGCCGATCCCGTTCGTTTTAGAACCGCACAATCCGAAGGTGCTCAACTAACTGCTGAAGAAAGAGGTGCTATTCAACCCGAATTTATACAAGGTGCTCGTGCCGATTTACAAGCAACGGCTCGGACTGGTTTAAGACGATTACTGGGCTTCGGTGGTGCTGAAGGTGAGGTAAGTGGTGCCGAACTCCTCGGGTCAATCGCTACTCCGATAGGCGAGGCAGTAGCCGTCGGTGCGGGTATAGTCAGCGTTGTGGACGGGTTAGTTCACTTGTTCCATCCTCCTCATAATACTCCTAAACCTCTTGGTCATCTTGGAAATATTGACCCGCAAGTAAGTTCTACACTTACAAGCAAATATGCGAGTGCCATTCCTACATTGGATAACGCTCACGAAGTGGGTGGTTTTGCCTCATTCTAACTATTTAAATAACATAAATATATGTTATATAAAAATGCCAAAGGATAGAGATTTAACCATTCTCACGATTAAAGATCCTCCGTTGCCCGATCCCGTAGATCAAGACGAGAGATTACCGAACGTCACAGCGGGGGCGTGTATATTAGATGTCGCCCGTCCGAGAAGCGGAAAAACGGTGCGTATCGTCAATTTTTTGCTCAATCCCAATTTTTTTCTGGAATGCTTCGATGAAGTATTCATCTTTTCGGCTACGATGTCAAAAGGCGATCATTCGTCCCGACACCTTTATGACCGATATAAATCTACCATATACAATGAATATAGCGACAAATCATTACAAAATATCCTTGATTATCTTGACAATATTCCAAAGGAAGTAAAAGGAAGGTATGCTCTCATCTTCGACGATTTTATTCAATTCCCTCGTCTTACTCCTAATAGTCTTATGTTTAGAATTGCGTCCTCATATCGTCACTACCTCAATGGAGGTCTCTTGTATTACTCGTCTCAGCAGTTGAAGAAAGTTCCTCCGATTGTGAGAGCGTCGTGTTCTTATGTTTTTTTATCTCAAAATTCCAATTTAAAACAGGTAGAGGCGTTATCGGACGAGTTTGGAAATGTTTTCGGCAAAGATAAGTTTTTAGATTTATACGCCCAAGCGACGAGTGTTCCTTACGGCTTCGCCTATCTTGACCTCTACGGGTATTCGGGGAACAATGATGGTCGACCAAAATTTTATCAGAATTTTGACAAGTTGCTTTATGAAGCATCAATTTCATACAATAAGAAAAGTAAGAATTTAGATTTGCCCGAACCCGAGGACGATAATTGATTTTTTTTCAAAAAAAACCAAAAAAGAGGATGCCCGAGATGATGACCTACGAACAATTCAAACTTAAATTTCTCCAAACATTCTATTGTGATGTTGAAGAAGTGCCCAATTGGTATTTAGGGATTCACGAAGATGTTGAGCCGTTTGATGTAGGATACGATTGCTATTTTGGTTGTTTTAAGGAGTCGTCCCCAAGAAAGATAGTTTTAGAACTTATCTACAATCTTCATAATCTTCAGTTATTTATGACCTTGGAACAATTTGAAGATACTCGTGATAACATTATTAATTACGAACTATACAAAACGGAGAAATATTATGAAGTATTAACTGAATATTGGGAAAAACACTGGAATGGCATCCTCCCCGATAGTCGTTTTGTTCAAGTTGATGATGGTGATGAACGGGAATTGCGTTATGAGTGGCGTGGAGAAGATGACTCTTGTGATTGTTGTGCTAAAGGTTGGACTAAATCTAATGAATTTGGTAGTTGTGAATGCTTGTGTAGTAAGTGCGGTGATGATTATAGTGAATGTAAAGGTAGTTGTAGTTAAACCTTCGGTTCAAGACTCCGTAGGAGTTAATCACCCGAACCATCCCAACCAAAATCATTAGATAGTTTAGTTAGAACTTGATTATATTTTTTTTCTACAACAAATACTTCACCTCGGAGAACCCAACCGCACTTGGTGTGAGAATTGACAAGTTTGACAAACTCGTTTACATTTGAACTGGATACGACGTGAAATAGATCATATACTGCGTCTGGTTTAGCCATTTATTATATTTAATTTTTAAATATAAATAATAAAAATGGACAGTATTAAAGAAAAACTAATTTTATGGAGAAATCCTAAAAACGAGAGGCCTCTTTCAATCAATTCAATCGAAAAAGTATATATTGTCAAAGCGAACAAGTTAAGACTACAAATAGATCCAAGTGATACCGAAGGTAATTTTTTGAAAAATCCCGAAGTAGTCATACCCTGTATTAAGAAAATTCCTCACTTGGAAACGCGTAAGAGTTATCTATCCGCAGTCTCAACCATATGTAATGTGCTTGGCTTTCGTTGTGTAGAGTATTGCCAAATGCTTACCGATACCATCCAAGAAATCAAACAAAAAGATATTAACAAGAAGAGTGAAAAAGAAGATAAGAACTGGGTTAAGATTAGTGAATTAAAGTCAATCATACCATATTATCAAAAATTAATGAAAGAAAATGAAAATGATAAAAAAGTATACAATAAACTTGTCAAATACTGGTTTATAGCGTGTCTCTATTGCTTGGATGATGCCAATCCGCCTATCCGATTAGACTACAGTCTGCTTATCACAGAAAAATCAGAATTTGACGAAAAGGTCAATGATAATTTTCTTGTCTTAAACAAGGGTGAACCCGAGTTCTTTTCATTTTCAGATTATAAAAGTGCTGGAACTTATGGAACTACTAAAATTAGAGTTGGAAAAAAACTTAAAGAAGCCATTAAGTTTTGGTTAAAACATAAAGTAAAATCTGATTTTTTGATTCCCGATGGATTGAATAAACGAATGACTCGAACTGCCTTGGGGCAAATAATCCCGAGGATTTTTGCTCCCCTTGATAAACATATTACACTCAATACATTGAGACACGTGTATATCACCGATAACCTTGGGTATGGCGATATGGAACTTACCAAAAAACGTAGAATTACTGCGAGTAGAATGCTTCATAGTGTTAGAACACAAGAAAATTATGTTCGTGTATAATTGATTTTTTTGAAAAAAATCTAAAAAAGAAGATGGGGAAGACTCCAAAAGAACTTGTTGAACTTGCTAACGATTTGACTACCAACGATTTGGCAAAACTACTTGACCTTGTTGGTAATAGGATTATGGTTAGTGTAGGTCAATACAAATATAATTGGGTTTCATTTAATGGGATTGATGCTACAACTAATGGAACGTTGGTTCAACTCAGCCCACAAGATAGTGTTAGGAATCATTTTAATTTAGAAAGAACAATTAATAAAATTAACAATAACTAATTACTTCTTCTTACGACGTGCTTGTTGTGCCTTGGTTCTTGCTTGTGCTGATGGGTATGCTACTTGACGTGCTTGCTTTCGTTTTGTCTCGGGGCGAGGTTTTCCTCTAACTTGCTTTTTGGGTTGCTTGTTCTTTTCGGGAACAACGCAAGCCCGATAAGGTTTACCATTTTTTGCCGTTCTAATAAAACATTTCATTTTTTTATTATTAATATTACCGGTATTCTTTACATTACCGGATCTACTATCCTTGGTGCGTAAACGACCATACTCACGCTTTTCTGCGGGAGTCATATCCTTGACCTTTTTTCCTAAACGCTTTTTGTAGTCTTGACTTTCTGACATTTTTAAAAGAAGTTTTTTTACTTTTTCTTTTTTCCTCTCATTGCTCTCAAACGAGCCATCTTTTCTTTCATTTCTTTTGATCCTTTTCCTCCCTTCTTTACTGGTTTACTATCTTTTGTGTGTGTGCTACCCGACATCACAGTGCCGTCCGGCATCGTGTGTGTGCCTTTTGATTTTTTATTCTTCGAGTCACGTGCCATACAAGAAGAACACTTTTTCTTTTCACCGTAGTGTGCCATTTTATTAATAAATTATTAATAAAAAAAATTAAATCACCACAGAACGCGCCTCGCGTGATAATTGGCGGATTTTGGGTTGTCCTTGGTTAGCCGTCCAGACTTGTCTTTTATTCCAGCAGAACGTGATAGGTAATTCTTTCTCCTCTCAGGGTCATTGTGATCTTTACTTTTCCAAATGCCTGTCTTGTCCTTGAAGTGTCCCATATTTCTTGAACCGAAATGGATAGTCTTTCCATCTACAACAACCATCAACTTTTTCTCGGGTCTCGTTGACTTCTCGTAATTGTATTTGCCTATCTTTACCATTTTTATATTGATAAATATTATAGTAGTCGTTTTTCCTACGATAATAATCATTGAGTAGTTTAAATGTTTGGGCATTCATTAGGCGATTTACTTTATTCATTTTTTAATATTTATATTAAAAAATCAATATGGGTTGTAAACAAAGTGTTCCTCAACAACGTGTGTGTGATTTATGTAAGCGGGGTCTAAAAAAAGATAATCATTTATTCTACAACTATACTTACAAAGACACCGAATACAAAATGTGCGTCACTTGTTTGTGCGAGGGTTTTCTTGGCGAGTTAGAGCGGATGGAGCGGGCGGAACGATGAGCAATGGATCATCACCTACTATCCAATTTACATCTTCTTCTTCTTCTTCTTCTTCTCTTAAATGCTCATCAATAAATTCATCCAAAAGGCATTCATTATAATCCGTAGTGTCTACATATTCCTTATCCGTTAAATACATCCACAATCTTTCCTCTATTTCGGCTTTTTGCTCATCAATAAATGATTCCCATTGTTCATTGGTAAGTGTAAGACCGAACATTTCCTCCACACTTTCCTTGTCTATACGAATATCGAATTTCATTTCTTCGGTTTTTACCGCTTCGATATGCTTCTTGCTTTTCTTATGGCGATGGAGGTTATCTGGTCTAACTTCCATTCCGCATTCTTCACAAGTGATCTTCTTATCCATTGTTCTTTTCTATTTTTTTTGAAAAAAAATCAATTATTTGGAAGCGAGACTACTACAAAGTAGAATAATTAGTGATAAAGTTTCATCGTGACTAAATTGCGTTTCTTGGATTGTATTATAAACAATCTGAATCTTATCACGAGTATCTACAAGATTAATATCTCTCCTTTCCGGTTTTGGTGCGTGATTGGTTGTTCGTAGGAATTTCCATTCAAGAAGGTGAGCATTACACGTTTGGTCTACGTGAACATCCCAATCAAAAAAACAAATTGAATGGAAATAAACTTGCGGAATCTTCTTTCTTGTAATCATCTTATCCAAGAATTTCAAATCATATTCTTCCGTGCCGTCAGCCATCTTCTTGTTGAATTCTTCAGAATTACAAAACTCCTTGCGTTTCAACTCATTCCAAGCACGGACACCGGCTTGTTTGGTGTCTACGAGTTTTGGATAAAATGATTTAGTTTGTTTAACTTTACCTTCCTTTATCAAATCGTTAAGTTTTTGTAAAGTCTTTAGTCTAACTTGCCAAGTAGTTTCAAACTCTACAAGCGTTATTTCTTTATGCTCCTCCTTCATTTTGAGTAATTCATCTTTTACCATCAAGTAAGTGTATGTCATTTTATTACATATGTATTTAAACACTATTACATACGTATTGTCATAATGTGTCTATAAACCATCTTTAAAGAAAACTTAAAAAATGTATTTAAAAATCAATTATGTATTTCAAAAGAAAATTAAAAGGTGTTAAACATACTAAATTGTTAGAGGGAATCAATTGGATTCCTAAAAGACAAGAAAAGAATGTCACTCACACTCCATTGATTAACAATGTGAACTGGATTGAATTTCCCTGTCGACCATATGCTGAACAATTGAATGGTGGAGGTAGTCCTTACAAATTACACCAAAGTCAAAAAGTTTATGATTTTTCAGTCTTAAAGAACGATAAATTGAAGATCGACTGATATTAAGGTCATCTGCCACTTGTTGTGCGGTAAAATAATACTTACGATCCCCATTTGGTTTGTAAAGAACAAAATGATAGTAGTTTTTATTTTCTGATCTCGGACGCCTCGCTGTCATTTTTATTATACAATTTATTTAAAGTGTTTTAAATAAATAGTTATAGTGTTTTAAATTAATAGTAAATAAAAATGAAATGGAGAACAATGAAAAATAAATGGAAAAGAAACTTCAATAAATGGAGTAATAAGAAGAAGAAAAAGTTCTTTTTGTTGTTGCTCGACCACTTTCCAATGGATGATGAAACAGACATTTAAAAAAATAGTTTTGTTCAGTCTTTACTATAGACTATTTTAATAATTCTATATATCTATTTTACCTTTTCCTTTCAGACAACTATATTGTATTTTCTTGCTTTTCTTGCTTATCTTGTCCCGATAACACTTTTCTACTTATATATCTTGCTTCTTTCTTACTTCTTTCTTGCTTTTCTTTCTTCTATATATATTAAATATATATTATATATAAAGTATATATTATTATTATATATAATATATATAATATATAAATAATAAAGAGGTATAGATTAGTTATTTATAAGATAAAGGATAAAGACTTCTTAACGACTGACAGTTGAAATCTATAACACCTTCCTCCATTTACCTTCTTAGATTGAACGAATTTAATCCCCTTGGTAGCCTCAAGGAGTTTGTTCTTGACATACCCTTGGTGTTGAAAGCACTGATTGAGTCTTTTCCTATTAACAAGAACAACATCACCATCAATCAACGCATCGGGTAGTTTATCACCATCACCTATATCCTTACTCCATTGAATGTGATTTTCTTCTATAAATAGAAAGTTATGGAGGAAGATTTGTTCGTGTCTTGCGTTTACATTCCTTAACTCCATCATCCCTTTCGTCATTGGGACAGTCCTTAATTCTTGTTTAGTCATTTTAGGATAATCATTAAGGAACCAAAACAATTGAGACCAAGCATTCTTATCGTTTTGAAAGACAATAATGTTCTCCATAAGCCATTGTTTGTATTCGGGACTCTTGATGTCGTATTCTAAATCCGACTCGTCAAAGATAGTCGCTAACCATCTACGAGATGATGAACTACTTGTATTGACTTTTAGTGTTAGTTTATTACAAAAACACATAATCAAGGAACAATTTTCTACCTCGTAAGGCATAATATTTTTTGGTTCAACTTGGAGTTTTTCACAAGTAATATCACTCATAAGTTGTTCCATACAAGCATTATCACTACGATCTTGTTTTAGTTCATCAATGACAGTAATTAGACATTCTCCGCACCTCATAGAAAACCTACCGCAATATTGCCCAAGAGTGTGATGGAATTTTACATTATTTACACCAAAAATATTTCTAAAAGGCATCATCATACAAGATTTACCGGCACCTTCCTCTCTACTCTTGATCACCATAGCAACACCGGCTTGGAATGTCGGTTCTACAACTTTCCAAGCCAAAAGACTTAAAAAGTAGTGTAGAACATCTTTTCTACCCTCGCAAAACCTTTTGGCGTGTCTTCTAAAATTCCAAATGTAATCACGACTATAATCAACTTCCTCACGAGGAAGAATATTATACTTGTAAGAACCAAACTTATTGATTCTATTACCACAATCTACATCTTTTTGTAAAAAAGGATTGTAAGGAGTATAGCAAATCCCTTGATAATCATTATTGCTATTATCTTCAGTAAAATAATAATCAATAAATTTCCAACACTCGTTTTTGTTTTTTGGAAGTCTTGTTTTGACAGCCTTCATACCAAGTAAATCTTTTAGACTCGTAACCGAGTTAGAAGTTAGTTCGTATTTATTTTTGACGAAATAACACTTGTGAGTGACGGAGAATTTAATCCAATGCTCAAAGTAGTATTTTTTCATCAAATATTCATCCATCGCATTTTCAGAAGTAATTTTAGACAATTTTCTGACATCAAACCATTCGCCAAGACTGACTTTACTTTTGTCAAGAACACCGTTTTTGAGTTTATCAACTATATCATCCCAATCTATAGTAGTTTCCAATGGTTTAGTTTCTAATAAAACATCAAATTGGGTGCTTTCTTTAATAAAGTTAGCACAATCATCAAACATTTTTCCGACTTTAGTTCCATCATTTCTTACCATAAGACCATCATACACAAGAACGGACACTTGTAAGCCTTGATTAATAAAGAACCTACGCATATTCCAAAGGATAAGATTTTCCCTTTCCGCAATGATGTAAGACAAACAAGTTGCTTCGGGATTGACGAAATATTCGGGTTTTCTTTTCATCTTATTAATTGCTTCTTGTCTATTATGACTGAAATCAATATGAGTGTAGAATCTTTCACAAATATCTCTCATCTGATGATAAAATGCTTTTACAAATGGAAGAGGTTCAACAACGGATAAATCAAACTCGGCAAACCAATTGTCCCATTTACCCGAATACAATAATCTAATGAATAGTTTTTTTGCTTGTGAGCGAGAGCATTTATGTTTGGTCATAACTTGTTTTAGAATACATTCACGATCCTTGACGTAAGTCTCGATGACATCACAAGGAATCTTGTAAACTTTACACATTTGAATGATTAGCACGGGATGACAATTCACAATGTCAATATCTATATACAAACATTCACCATTGTTCTTATGGCATAAAATATGACGAACATTCTTGGATTGTTGTTGTAGTGCCTTGCCATTTACTTTATGGTAGACACGACCAAGGCGATTAGCCGATTTAGGAGCATATCTAATTTGTGCTTGACCTAATTCACCCGAAGGTTGTTTAGCGTATTTGACATAAGCCAACGAAATGATTTGTTCTTTTTGCTTATCATTGAACTCCTTACAATGAGGAGCGTATTTCAACAATTCTTGTAGTCTTTCATAGTTGATAACTTCAACACAATTGACATTTTCGAGGGCATTGTCAGATTCACTATTACGCATACTTGACATCATTTTGATATATTTTTATTTAAATATAATTAAAAATTCAATTATATTTTAAATACTTTTTAAATAAAAGATGCCGAAGCCAAAACTTATTAGTTTTTCCAAAGCAACCCCAGAAGTGTCCGAAGAGCAACCAGTTCCAGCAAGCGAGGAGATTTTTAATGTAAAAAAATCAACAAAACCAAAATACACGAAAAAGGATTTAGAAGTAAAGGAACCGGTAGATGAAGAACCGGAGGTTGACAATCCAAGTAGCCCTGAACCTCAAGAGGAGGAATACGTGCCCAAACGTGAGGTAGCCCCCAAGAAAAAGATGTCAGAAAGGCAACGACTTCATCTTGAAAAATTACACAAGAGTCGTAGGGAAAAGAAAGCCAAAAAGGTATCATCGCGACCAACAACAAATGTTCCGCAAGATAATAGTAGACCAACGACAACGGGAGGTTTTGATGATGATAAAGATTTTGAACGTTGGGTTCTTAATATGGAAAAGTTTGATAAAGTGATGACAATGAGAGAAGAGAAAGAAAGGAAAGCGAGAGAGATTGAAGAAGCAAAGGAGCGTGAGATGGAGACACGTATTCGCAAGAAGATTGAGGAGGAGCAAAAGATAAAACGTGAACCAAAACCACGTGAAGCCCCAAGACGCAATCTAATTACTGATCCACCAAGAGTAAATCCATATGGAGAATATAGTAAATATTTTGGATATTAAAAACAAAAATAATTATTATAAAAGTTTTTTATAATAAAAATGTCAGTATCAATCGTATCGAAAGAGAAAGTTGAGATTTTTCCTTCAAATGCTCCATCCACACTCAACAGTGCGTTTTCGTTCCGCGACGGGAATCCTATCATCTCGTTTACCATACCTTCACAGGCTAAATTTTTAGAGTCATCTTCACTCCGTATCAACGGCACTCTCGTTATAAAAGGAGGTAATGCTGATTTACGACCAAATAACAACACCTTGAAAAACGGTGTAGCCCAGAACCGAATTAAGATCGCGAGTCGCGTCGGTGTTTCATCAGCGTTCCAGAATGTAAACCTTATCGCATCAAACACAAATCAGTCGCTTGAGTCAATTCGCCAATACGGCCGTCTCGTCACTGCTATCCTGTCCAGCACACATTCACAGCAAGATATGATGTCTGAAAAAAGTTGTAGTTCCTTGATGAACGGTCTTGACTCGGCATCATCAAATCTTGTAAATAACGACAGCCGATTTTCAGTTCCACTTTTCTGCGGAATGCTCCAAGGATCGTCCCTTATACCACTTTCGGCAATCGGAGGGCTAAAAATTATGATAGAATTGGCAGGCGACAATCAGTTCCTCTTCGGCACTGATGCTCCATTAGTCTCAGGAGCCCATTACGAACTCCGCGATATGTCTCTCACGTGTAATCTTGCCGTCCCAGACGCACAAGGTGTCGCCGAACTTGCGAATGTAGGTTCGGGACAACTTTCATACAACTCTTGGAGTTCACTCTACCAAGTTATCAACGCAAGTGATTTCACCGCGACAATGAATCTTGCTAATAGCCGTGTGTTATCGATAGCCCACAATTTCATTCCAGTGACTCACACAAATAATTATACCCACGATTCATTCGCCACTGAACCACTACGAAATAAGGCGGGTCAAAATTATGATATTGAGGCAGTTCTAAAACGCGTGTCATTCGCACGAGGAGGTGTGAGACTTGGTCTTGACTACGAGATGGACTGCGAGGCTCAGTCAACTGAAAAACTACCGGAGACGCAAGTTCTTTCCAACTACCTTAAAGCGTTTGGTTCAATGAACCGTTCACTCAACGGTCGCCTACTACTCGGATATGGCGGAAATCATCTACGCCCAGATCGTCCAGATTCAGCAATAAATAACCGCACATTAGGTAAGGAAGCGGATGACCGTAGAGCGTTCGGAATCGGCCTCCAGTTAGATCCCATTAGTGATGTAGGTATGGATTTCAGAAATTCAGCATACAGTGTAAGAATCGTGTCATCACTTGATGGTAATAGTCCAAACGCAGTTCATACCCACGTTTTGAGTAAAAATATTCTAACATATAGTCCGCAAGGAATTATGATATCCACTTAAATTAAACAAAAAACTAAAAATAATTATTATAAAAGTTTTTTATAATAAAAATGTCATCTTTACCCGAGATTCTTTCTATTGAGCCATTTCAAACCGAAGAGACTATGGAAGTCAAGACTGAAGTATTAGATCCGATAAATATCTCACAAACCGAATGCGTCTTTCAAGTCGCTCGCAACGGCACACTCGACGGAGGTAGTTTTATCTCGTTGGCAGTCACTTGCGATGGTGCCGGATTCCTCCCATTAGACACCGGAATTTTTTCACTTGTAAAATCAGCCCACCTTCTTATTGGAGGTAAAGAAGTAGCATCGTGTAATGATGTAGGACACTATTCTACAATGGTTAGTAAATTTAACACCCCAGAGACAAGAGCATACGTCGATTCAGTGAAAAGCGGTAGATCAGGAGCAAGATATAATGAAGTTTTAACGGGAGGAGCAGGTTCCGGACGCATAATGCCCACCGACCTCGATTACACTAACTTCCAAGCCGATGCCACAGCCACTTGTGTCGTCCCACCCCAGTTAAAACCAACAACAAGCGATGATACGACTCCCGTGTTCAGCGTTCCACTTAGTGCCCTAATTCCTATGATGAAAATGAGACAAATTCCGCTGTTTACTATTAAAGAGAACGTCTTTATTCGTCTCGTCTTCAACACCCAAGCAAACGTCGCCGGCGATGTAGGAAATATTTGCTGTTTCCCACAAGGTCACGCGGGTTCAACTGCCGTAAGTGTCTCAACTGTCAATGTCAAATTCTACGCTGACCATCTCTACTACTCGGACTCAACCCAAGACGACACCGCCAGACAAGTTTACAGTGAGAATGGATTGTCATTCCTCTACGAAGATTTAATCCTCACCACTGCCCAGATTCCAGCATTAGCAGTAAATCCAGCAGTAAATACTACAGTTTCTCAGCAAGTTGAACGCGACATCGCCGTCGCTGGTAGAACCGTTCGTAGTCTGCTCGTTCAGGATCGTTTTTCAACGGCAACCGCAAACCGAGGTCATCACGTTCTTGGAAAATACCATTCCGGAACTTTGGACACTGATGAAGAATACAATTTCCGTATAAATGAAATGCGTGTCTACGATCGTGATGTATTCCGTCCAAGTAATAAATACGCAGAATTGGCACAAGTGTTTAACACACCTCTCCAAGTCCCAACTCAGTTATATTCTATAGATGTTGACTCGGATAAATCAAACGGAGCAAAAGCACCAAATCAGAACTCCGTGTATATTGGTGCTATTGAAGGACACGTTCTACCAAACGCAACTAACGCCGATAGGTCGAATGATCTACGAGGAACATCACACGTCACAGGCTTGGATTTAACTACATCATCCGTGAATGTTCTTGGTAATGGTCGCCAGATTGGTTCTAAGCCAATTATCATAATGAAAAAACTTGGTCGCACTCGTGATAGAGAAGGAGCAAGAGAAGTGCGTGTTTACGCTTCAGTTGAACGCCTAATGACAATCCGTAATGGAAAGGTCACAGTCTCCGCTTAATAATTTTTCCGTAATTGATTTTTTTTCAAAAAATTGAAAAAAAAGACTATCTAACAACAAGATGCCAGAATACATTACTTATCTTAGTTGGGATCATATTGAATATTTCAATCTCTTTAAAGATATTCCAGAAAAGTTCATCACAAACGACGAAGGCGTATGTAGATGTAGGAACGAATACAAGAACGGAGAAATGGATGGAGATGAACTCTTTTTGGACGTAGAGATAAATAAGATTCCAGAT